GTCTGCTGTGCAATGTTCTTACGCTCCTTCCAGAGAGTAAACAGTTCATCAGCAGCTTCAGCATTGTACTGTTGGTCAGCTTCTACAAACAACTGAGTCCTGATCTTAGAATCTTTGATCCAGTCAGCAAACTTAGGATCTTTCAGGATGTCCTGCATGTCCGGGTGTTTGCTGTTCAGCATCGCAAGAGATGTCTGCTTCTTGTATTGAGCAGAGTACTCTTGAGCTTCTCTGATCTTCGGGTGGTTCTCAATAGCACGATTAACTGCTGCTTGAGGGTCCGTAAAATAGTCAATATCGTCTTCAGGCTCAACGTATTGTTGAGGTGCTTGTTGTTGTGATTGAGTCGTAATGAAATCATCCACAACTTTACGAAGTTCACCTACCTCAGATGATTGACGCCCAAGTAGCTTCTCAGCCTCTTGGTGCATCTGTACCACTTCTTCTAGCGATTTGCCTTGGTACTTCTCTGGTACTGTAGGTTCTTCTTGTTGAGGTTGCTCAGCGTCTACCTGCTGAATCTCGTCTACTTCGTTTTCTTCAATGTTGTCTGCTTGTTCCTCTTCGGGAGGCAAGTCAACCATTGTTGCTCTTGACATGATTAAACTCCGTGATCTTAGTCATTATGGAGGTTGCTGTTTTGGCCTGCCTTTTCGTGTTCTCTTACCCACCTCATGTGTCTACCGGGAAAGTCCCCACTAGACCCATCTAGGATAAAAGCCGGAGCAGATACCATACGTGTCCCTTTAGCACCACAATCGCACCTACTGATCCTAGTGCCATTAGGGACAAACTTTTCTACTACATGCCCATTAGGGCATCTAAAGTCATAAACTTTATACATCTACTTCTACTTCTTCGTTATCAGCTTCTGCTTGTTCTCTAGCAGCTGCAATCGTATCTGGAAGATTGATTACAGAAGCCAAAGCAGCAACTTGGCCTTTACGAAAGTGTAGATCTTCTGCATCTTTGACTGACTGAATGTCAGCAAGTCGTGTTGCATTACTGGAAAGTTCTTGCACGAGTTGTTTGAAACCTTCGTGATTGAAGAGTTCGTTGTAGTTGTCAAAATAAGTTTCAAGCTCAGTGTTCATTGATTTCCTTTATGTATTACTACAGTTATAGTATAGCATACTTTTGTAGTAAAGTCAAGCTTTTATTTACCTCTTTTTGTAGGCTTCTTTTTCTTCTTGGGACCGTAATTCATTGCTTTCTCCTTTGCTTTGCCTGTCAAGTCTTTGAGGTGATAAAGTCTCACCGATGTTTTGCCGTGGGTTTTTCCTGAGTGGAGTTCACCGTTAGGCATCTTATGAGTTCCTCCGGTATGGAGAGTCCCATCTTTCTTAAAGTGTTTTACGCCTGTTGCCACTACTTTCTGCCTCTTTTTGCTGTCTTAGCGGCCTGTTTGAAGGCTTTTGCACTGGGTGCGCCTTTTGAACCCGGTTTACGCATCTTCTCGCCACTTCCGGCTGCAATACGCTTACGCTTGGCGTGTATATTTTCATAGAGTCCTTTCTTAACCATTACCATTTCACCTTGTTTGCCCAGTACGCTGCTGAGCATTTTCCTTTGGCGATGTTCTTAGCGTGTCTAGCTTTGAACGACTTACGCCTTGCTTTTTCTTTAGCAGTTTTCGGGTTCTTACCTGCACCACTAACGCCTTGCTGACCAAACCGTATGGTCTTAATACTCCCGTCATCACATTTAGCTACAACTACGTGAGACTTAGTTGGGTGATTAGGAGTCCTCTTTGGTTTGTTGAACCCGCTTACTCCTGCTCGCTTGAGGCTTGGGTGCTTCTCCTTTGACATTAGTTAGTGCCTCCACCTTGCGGTCTAAGTCTCTGAGGAGTTCCCAACGAGGTTCTAGGTAGCTGTCCACCTGCCGCAGTAGGCTCTTCAGTTCTTGGTCTGTTAGCATTTTGATTACCTTTAATCTGACGTTCTTTAAGGAGAGTTTCAGCAACGCGCATACGTCTTTCAAACTCTTTGTCTTCTGCATCGCCTTCACGTAGATTCCTAGTGATGGCATTGATGCGGTCTATCTCCAACTCTTGAGGTACAGCATTGGCTTCTGCAACAAGTTTGCCTGCCCTAGCTGCTGACTCCTGAGCCTGAGCAGCCAAAGCTGCTGTCTGGGACTGCTGGAACTCAAGCTGGGCCTGCTGTGCTGCTTGTGCCATCTGCTGAGCTTCTGGGTTAGGCTGCATAGCTTGTGCCATAGCCGCCAGAAGTTCCTCACGGTTAGATAGATTCATGTTGTCAATGATTGACTGGATCAGTGTGTTGTACAGTGGTGAGTCTTTTTGCATGGTCTGTAGTAGTTGTACCAGCTGTGTCACCTCGTATTCCCTAGCGATGATACCCAGTGTGCTGCTTGCGTTGAACTTGTAGTCAGCTACGGGGTAGTTCTCAGGGTCAAACTGCATGTACCGATAGGCAGCTTTCTTGACAAATGGAATCAGGAAAGACTGCTGAAAGTTGATGAGAGTACGCTTGTGACGCTTAATAATAGCCCCAAGAGACATGCTGATTCCAGCAGCTGTTGCCTCTCCATTGACCTGACCTGCGATTCCAGCTGAATCGACAGCTCCTGTAGCTTGTTGTACCATTTGCTGCAAAGCTCCTGCCTGAGCAAATGTAATTTGATTAACCTGTCCGAAATTGAACGGTTGTAAAACTTCACGCGGGTCTCCACTAGTTAATATCATCTTACCCGGACGTACTTCTGGTTTTGCTCCTCTAGGCAGACGTGTAGCGTCAATGGCAAGCATGGGGTGTATCGTAAGACTCAGAGCGTCTATCCTAGCTCGCAACTCTGTATCTAGTGCTTTCTGACTGTTGTAGCCTTTTTCGCACACGCCACGTCCCCAGAATCTACCGGGTACAACGTCCCACGGGAAGGCTACAATGGGCCTGTCCTGCATCATGTATGGGTTAGCTTCTGCTTTCAGCAAGATGCCACCGTTGGCAATAACAACTACTGCCTCTACGTACTTTGACTCAGCCTTCTTCTCCAGTTCTACTACTTCTTCGTCTTCGTCCTGCATAGCTTTCTCAAGCATTTCTCGTGGGACTAAACCGTAGTATTTCGTTAGACGCACCTTGTCGTCGTTGTAGATAGTAATGTCTTGATCAGGCTCAAGGTCTGCGTCAGGTGCTGCAGAGCCTACGTATACGTCCTTGTAGACGCCCTGTTCCTGCAGAAGCTCTACCTGATGTCTGCTTACGAACTCGTCCACAGCAACGCCCATAGCGTCCTCAACGGACGTAGCTACAGGGTCAATAAGGAAGTTCTGTGGCAACACAGGCTTCAGCTTAACTTTGACACGCTCCATGATGTTGACTCCAACAGCCTGCAAGTCTCCACCCATGATGGGCTGAGTTGCTGGAGCCATCTCTTTCATTTCTTCAATGATAATCTCACCGACACCTGTGCCAAACACAGCTGCATTGATGAGACACTCTGCGACTGACTTACGAACTTTACAGTCCTCAAAGTCCTCCATGAGTTTGTTACGCAGGAACATCACGTCTTGGCGCTCTGTGTCACCCATGTTGTCACTTACGTCGAACCACTTGCCACGCCCAAAGGTGGCTTCTTCTAGCTCAGCTACGTTGGACTCAACGGCTTGCTGGAGAGCAGGAGAGATGATGCGACTACGTTCTGACTTACGTTCGCTGTCTGCTGGGTCCCATTGTCCCCGCCAGAGTCTGTAGTACTCTTCAAAACGTGCTTCGTAGTTTGACTCGTAGTAGTCACGCCAGTCTTCACACTTGGTGATTACCCAGTCTTCGATAGTCTCTTCGACCATCAAAGGGTCCTGCTCGTATAGTTCACTCATAATTAGTATCCTGCTACCACGTCTAAGATTTCATGGTCGTCAATTTCGTATTCATAGTCATACGCTACGTTTGCAAGCTGATCGACATAAGCTAAAGCGTCCACCAAGTCGTCGTGCGTCAGTGGGTCCGGAAACTGGAACAACTGGTCCAAGAATCTAGCGTTCCACTCTCCTTTGTTCAGCGTTATGTAGCCATTCTCAAACCGCCCCTGAAGTGCCCACATAACCCTGTCAGTCTTCTTTTTGTTACCGTGAGTTAGCTCCTCGACTCTAAAGAATGTCCCGTAGCGTTTCTGTAGGTCCGACAGAGGCGACATCACAGCTTGCTTAGCAATACCTCTTTCGATACCCACACTGACTGGTTCGTA